TTTAGCTTCCAAGAGTTTTCCCAAAGGTACGCTAAAGTGGCGGAACCTGCCGCTATTCCCCAACTTAGACGTCAAGATACTAAGAATAGACAGAATAGTATTGATGATCTAGATCCTTACACCGTAAAAGACTTTACAACCAAGATTAATAGCTTGTTTGAGCTTAGTGAGAGCCTGTATAAGGAGATGTTGCAAGCAGGTGTAGCTAAAGAGTGTGCAAGAGACGTATTACCCCTCTCAACACCTACTAAACTCTATATGAACGGTACCCTACGCTCTTGGATTCACTATATTGACCTTCGTACCGCTAATGGTACCCAATATGAACATAAACTGGTCGCAGATGGCGTTAAACAGATCTTTGAAGAGCAGTTCCCACTGATTTCTAAGGCAGCATGGTAGCGGTAGGTACCACTATGGAGTCCCTAATCCTGTTTTTAAAGGTTTGTACTGCTAATCCTACTAGTTTTTACAGCTGTGTACGGGTTTGGGAGTACTTACCCGCCTATGTTAATGACTATATTGAGTTTAAGACGCGGAAACCGTATTGGAGGGAGAAAGAGGCGTTAAAAAATAACACAAATTTGTGAACCCTCTTTTCTAATAAGAATTACAAATAAATCCCCCATTGGGGGTATTACAAATACAAATTAAATTGTAGTTAGTATTATTATATGTCGCTCGCTACGCTCGCTAACAACATTGCCGCCGTGATTGTACAGTGCAAAGCATTACCAACCTGCGGTGAATTGGAGCGAGCGCGTAGCGCGAGCGGGGGACACAGTTAGTATTACTTAGTGCGTGTTATTGTTATTGAGAATGGTTCTCAAAACATCTGTATGCGCTCCTTAAATATACACACATCCGTTACGTGTGAGCGTCAGTTAAGCGTCAAGATTGTGCATATAAAAATATATTATCAACAAATATAATATATGCTAATCAATGTATAACCACTTTGCAAACTGAACACAACCGCTTGCAATCGGTTAGCGTCTGTGCAATACTATGTTCATAGTCAAGGGAGCAACATGCGACTCATCGAACAACAAATGATTGATGCAATCAGACAGGGTAAAGATTGGCGTAAAGATAACACAAAGGTTGTGCAATTCTACAACGACAAAGACTATCCTGTTGTTACAAGTGTATTCCTACATGACAACAAGATTGCTGAGATTGATGCATCAACTGTTCAAATCTTTGATGGTGGATGGCAATCTAACACGACTAAATCACGACTCAATGCTATCATCAAAGGGTTGTGCAATCCTTACACACAAGGTGTATATCAAAAGAATTATGAGTGGTTTATTCGTGATAACGATGAGACTGTAGAGTTCGAGCACGGTTACACTTTCTCCCGCGTTTAATTATGTTCACTAAAGAAGATCATGAGTTTGTTGATTTTTTGTTTGGTAAACTTACCAAGCATGTTGACATTGAAGATATAGATTTGCAGGATGATGATACCTGCTGTGATCACGTTAACTTTCAACAACTGGAACTAATTGACTAAACTCAAAGACGTCACATTCACGCGCGGCAGTAAACCAATCAAAACGCTGCTATGGTGTGATCAACAGAAACGTGCTAAGCGTAACAAACCTGCTAAGATTAACGGTGTTCAACATAGTGAAATCAGCGGTTCTGTAGTTCATTCATACTATATGCCAGTTCAGTAAAGTGTCCATTACCGCTTGACTTTTGCCTCATTCTGTGCTATGGTGTAACCATGATGAATAACAAAACTACAACTGAATACATCCTTCCTACTGAACTTGCTTCACTGTTTATTAACAATGATTGGAGCATTGTCGATTACATCAATGATGAGTATTACGAAGAGTCAATCAATGCTTTCCTCAAAGAGTTAGAGTTAGACGGTAAGGAAATTGTTGACGTTGTAGAGGATTCTAACGGTTTCGTTAAGTATCATGATCTTGCAGATTATGGTGTGCTTCCTTGTGATTGCTCCACATTCATCGCAGTGTGACGCCTGACAAGGTGCACACTACCGCTTGACTTTCCACCGATTCTGTGCCATACTAAAAGCATGAACAAAACACCTATGACCTTCTCCGACTTCACAAAGTACGATCATCTGAGCATCGCTGATGCTTGCATCCAATCCGAGCGTGATGAGCGTGCTGCTGATCGTGCTGCTCGTGCTGCTGGTGCTACCTTTGGCACTATTCAGATTCACGATCACCTGATGGGTGACGACTATGCTGATGCCATCATGGCAGATCTAGCCAATCTCTAAGGTGTCTACCATCGGTTGACAGACGCGTCAATCCGTGCCATACTTACAGTATCAAATCACTTCCATTCCATTCATGTTCATCTCTAAGCAATCCTCCTCTTTCGTTGACTACGTCATCACAGATCTTCTGCGTGGCACTGTTAGTGTCTACCTGAAGAATCCTACTGGTATTCAACGCTATGCATTCAAGAATGTTTCACGTCGTGCTATTGCTAATCTCATGACTCAACCTAACATGTCCCTTGGTTTCTGGGTTAACAGCAACTGCTTTAATTCTCTGCGTGCTGTTACTGCTTTCTGATTCGTTACGATTCTATCAACTTACTTCCGTTTTAATTAATGACTGCTACTATCAACCGTTCTTATGACATTCTCAATCGCACCTTTGAGTACGATGAGTTATGCGACATTGCACAATATGGTGCCAATGCTGGTGTCTCTGGTTTCATCTATTCTTCCGAGTTGTATGATGTCTTCACAACATACGAGACCATTATCATGGATTATCTCGAAGAGTTTGCTGATGATTGCTACGGTAAATCTGCTGAAGCAATGATTGTTGACCGTCTCGATTGTGACGACTGGACCATGCAATCATTCCGTGAACTTGCTGTTTGGATGTACCTTGAGTTGCGTGCTCAGGAGATCACTGCCGAATGACTTACTCTACTTCACAACTCATCGACGCTCTCACTGCAGATTATGAACAACTATGTCACGATTGTGCGGAAGATGATGACATGACGGTCACTGAATATCGTGCCTATTTGTTTTCACTTTCTTACGATCAATTAGTTGCTGAAACTGCTACTGACGACGCCTTCACTCTCGAAGAATTTATGGATGTTTGGTCATGATTATCCCAACTGAAACTAACATCATCTACGCTATTATTGGTAGCGTAGGTGTACTTGCTACAATCATCATTTGGCTTCGTGCTAACTCTATCACGTCTAAGTATTACAACAACAAATGAGAGACGATTTGAGTTAGTTTGATGTCTACACTGAGGGCATTCGTGCCTTCACTGTAGGCTTCGTCCTACATTATTCACCTGATTCGTTACGATTATGTTCTTTCAAGTTTCTAACCCTCAGTCCTCTAACATTGCTGAGTTGATGGTCAACCCTGCTACATCTGAGTGCATTGTTGAATACAAGTCTGGTGGAACTTACAGTTACACTAATGTCGATCGTGTCGCGATTGATGACCTTCTGTATGCACGTAAAGACCTGTCTTTGGGTCAGTGGGTTAACAACAACCTCAGCCAAGTTCCAGGCGTTATTTGTGACAACCTCGACGCACTTGTTCGCAACATTCAGCGCGAGCCAATCGCTGCCTGATTGTATTATTTAGAGGGGCAACTCTGCCTCTCTTTTTCTGTTCCGTTACGATTATTTCTCAAGGACGCATTTGACCAATGGCACTACTCGGTAAAATCCATCATGATGAATATGAAGTCAAAATGATTGACGACGTTGGGAATGTACGCGTAGAGTATGTTCTGGCTCCTGATGTAGAGCGTGCCGCATGGCAGGCTATGGAGTTATCCAGCCAACGTAATTGTACACTAAAAGATGTGAGGATTTGTGATGAGTGGTAAAGAATTTCCTAATAATTGGGAAGAAATTCAAGGTGCGCATGATGATGACTTCGAGACATGTACCTTTGAAGAGTTCATGACTGGGATGTCTATGTGGCATCTACCATCTAGTCATGCGTTCTTGATGCGTGTGTATAACACCAAAACCAATAAGGTTAAGGAGTATGCATACAAGCGTGATGATGCCGCCCGCAAACGTCTTATCAAAGAGTGTGAAAACTCTGATAATGAAATCGTCCTTTGTGACAACTATTCAATTCACCTAATTAAACAAGCAGATGAGTCTGATTACGATTGACCAATTTCCTGAGTTTGTAGCAGCGTATCCTGAAATGGAGCAATGCTACGACTTCGACCGTTACGATTACGATACCAAGTACGCATTCGGAGAAGACATTATTGGCGACACCTGCACAGATTGAAGAGCAAGTTAACTTTGAACGAGACGCTATCAAATGTGGTCTCAATAAACTACGCAAACAGACTAAAGATTTAGAGGACAAACAATATGCCAGTGCTACTGCTTATGGTACTGCTAGCATGGACGTGTTACTCCCTTTGGTGGTACAGCGTATAGAAGAAACAAACAACCGCATACACGAAGGTAAAACTGGTGCTCAGTTTAAAGAGATTCATCAGTATCTCAAGGACGTTGAACCACTGGCTGCGGCAGGGATCGCCCTGAAAATCACGTTTGATCGTGTATTCAGCACCAAGGACGGAGCTAGTCAGCTTGTTAAAGTCACTGAAGCTATTGGTCAAGCTGTTGAGCAAGAGTGTCAGATGCAATACTATGAGCGCACTTGTCCTGGTTTGCTCAAGGTTATCAAGAATAACTACTGGCACCGTGCGTGTGGTACGCATCAGAAGTTGGTTGTTGTCCGTACTCTCATCAACAGAAGCGATGTAACGCCATGGAAGACGTGGCGACAGGATGTACGAGTCAAACTAGGCAACTGGCTCTTATCGTGCATTATGGAGGCTTCTGGGTGGTTTACACGAGACATGCAGCGAGAGGGTAAGAAGCGTGTGAACTATGTCATTGCTACTCCTGAGTTCATAAAGATTAAGGACGAAGTCATGGCGCAGTGTGAGCTGTTCTCACCTATTGCTTACCCGATGCTCATTGAGCCTAATGACTGGACCAATGAGAGGCATGGCGGTTACTTGCTGAATGAGATACGGATGTGTCACGATCTCGTGCGTCGAGGCGATAGGACATCTATACAGGGGGAAACACCACTGGCTGCTCTGAACAAGATTCAGAAGGTAGCTTACACGCTGAATCCTTTCGTTACGATGGTTGCTGATCATCTGATGAAGAGAGGGATTAGTGTTGGGAAGTTTATCCCTATTGTTGACTATCCACTACCTGTAAAGCCTGTTGATATAGACACCAACAAGGAAGCACGTCAGTCCTACAAACGTGATTGTGCTGAGATCTATAACAAGAAGGCAGATGTGTATCGTCGGTCATGTAGGACCCGGATGACGATGGAGGCAGTGGATCTCTTTAGAAATAAAGAGAAGTTCTTCATTCCACATAGCTTTGACTATCGTGGAAGGATGTATCCTATCCCTAGTTTCTTGACTATGCAGGATACTGACTTCGGTAAGTCATTATTGAAGTTTTATGAAGGAGCTAAGTTAACAGCTGATGCTGAAGATTGGTTGTCATTCCAGGTTGCTACAACTTGGGGACTCGATAAAGCCACTATTAAAGAAAGGTTAGAGTGGACAACCAACAACCACCATCACATCATTAGAGTAGCAGAAGATCCTATTGGTTGTCTTCCTGATTGGGAGTCAGCTGAGGAGCCTTGGTTATTCTTAGCAGCATGTGATGAATATTACCATTGCTGTATTAAACGTGATCGAGATTACACTGCTCTGCCAACTGCAATTGATGCCACCTGCAGTGGTCTACAGGTACTCGCCGGATTATGCCGAGACCGAAGTACTGCAAGTCTTGTCAATGTCTTGCCAGGAGAAAGACCCGCCGATGCATATCGCACCGTCGCCGAGCACGCTAAACCAAACGTCCCTGAGTCTATAAGACCTTACATGGACAGAAAAACCGTCAAGCGAGTAGTTATGACGGTGCCTTACAATGCTAAACCTCACTCTAATCGAGGCTACATTCGTGAAGCTTTGAAAGAGAAAGGTGTAGAAATTGATAAGGATGACCTGACTAAGACTGTCAAGGCTGTCAGAGATGCCATGGATGAAATTGTTCCTGGTCCTATGGCTGTCATGACTTGGTTTGAATCTGAAGTATCTAAAGCTATCAAGAGAGGTGAGCAACAACTCCAGTGGTGTACTCCATCAGGTTTTGTTGTCACCCAGAAGCTTATGAAGAAGCTGTGGAAGGATGTCAAGTTGCAGTTACTTGGTAATGTCAAGATCAGAGTCTCCATTGGAGATGATGATAAGGTTGATATTAATCACCACAAGAACGCAACTGCTCCTAACGTTATCCACAGTCTAGATGCATCGCTACTCCACCTGGCTTCGTTACGATTCGATGCCCCGATTTCCCTCATACACGACTCGGTATTGTGTCGTGCTACTGACATGTCTGCTCTATCATCCATTGTTCGTGAGGTATACATGCACTTGTTTGCTGAACACGACTACCTCAAAGACTTTGCCGCTCAGATAGGAGCAGAAACTGAACCACCGATCATCGGAGATCTGAAACCAGAATCCGTGATTGAATCCACTTATTTCTTTTGTTAATGGCTAGAACCACTTTTGTCACTGAACGTCCTGTAACCCTCGAAGGCTATCAGGCTGTAATGAAACCCTCCAAGTTTGGATACTCCATGTCTGCTCTGATTGATCAGGACATGATTGATAAGCTTGAAGAGGACCGTATTGAGACCCTTAAATGGGCAGAATCAAAACTGAAGAATCCGAAACGTAGTGTCTGCAAACCTGAACCCTGGGAAGAGGTTGCTGATGGTGTCTACAAAGTTAAGTTCTCTTGGAACGAAGATCTCAAGCCGCCAGTGGTTGACACTGAAGGTACTCCTGTCACTGACGTTAATCTACCTATCTACAGTGGAGCACAAGTTAAGCTTGCGTTCTATCAGAAACCTTACATCCTCAAGGATGGTGTTACGTACGGTACATCACTTAAATGCCAAGCCATCCAGGTTGTTGCCTTGAATGCAAAAGCTGGCGTTGACACTGGTGATCTGCCTGTAGAGGATGTAGCTGCTATGTTCGGTAAGACAGAAGGATTCAAAGCATCTGATCCTGTCATCACGCCTAAAGCTGATGAGGAGGATGATTTCTGATGGTCGATCAGACTATTATCAAGGACGAAGCGCTCGGTCTCTACCGCTGTGACATGACTGTTGTCCTTCCTCCAATCACTGTCACCAAGTGGAAGAAATCTCGTGATGACTTCCGATATGAGATGCAGCGTGCTGTCAATGAGATCGTAGATGAAATCATTGAGCAAGCTATGGAGGACTGATGGCATTTAGGTCAGGACTCGAAGAGAAGGTTGCTGACCTGATGGTGGAGTTAGGTGTTAAGTATGAGTATGAACCAACTAGGATTCCCTACGAGATTTCATACAATTACACGCCTGACTTCGTCTTGCCAAACGGAATCTATTTAGAATGTAAAGGACTATGGGAACCTGAGGATCGACGCAAGATCAAGGCTGTCATTGAACAACATCCTGAGATTGATTTGCGTATGGTCTTTCAGGCACCCTTCAATAAAATCTCTAAAAAATCTAAAACCACCTATGCTAAATGGTGCGATAAACACAACATAAAATGGTGCAGCTTTGGAAACATCCCAATTGAATGGCTCATCTGAGTTTTCACACCACGCTCCCTGTAATGACTGCGGTTCATCTGATGGGCTAGCAGTCTATACAGATGAGCATACTTATTGTTTCGTATGTCACGCATGGACTCCAGGAAATGGTTTAGAACAATCACCCAAACGCAATACGATTATGAACTACGCAGGCTCTGCGACCCGCTTGAACAAGCGCAACATCTCAGAGAAGACATGCGAAAAATTCAAGATCTACCGAGACGGTGATACGTTACGATTCCACTATCACAATGCTGATGGTCAAGTCATTGGAGCAAAAACTCGCTCAAAGTCGAAGGTATTCAGCTATGAAGGGGAAACTGATGGATCTTTTTTCGGTCAACATCTATGGCGACCTACGGGTAAGCGAATTACAATTACTGAAGGCGAGCTTGATGCGGCGTCATGCCTTGAGATCGCTCCAACATGGGCAGTGGTATCGCTTCCCTCTGGCGCAGCTTCAGCAAAGAAGTCGATTCAGAAGAATCTACAATTTCTTCAGGGGTATGACCAAATCGTCCTTTTCTTTGATAACGATGAGGCGGGAATAGAAGCCGCTAAGAGCGCCGCTACGGTGCTTCCACCAGGAAAGGTGTATATCGCCCGCCTAAACGACTACAAGGACGCGTCTGAGGCGCTCCAGGCTAACGATTACGACGCTCTGACTCGTGCTTACTGGGACGCTAAACCGTTTAGACCCGATGGGATTGTTGATGCCAAGACTCTACTAGAACTTGTAACTTCACCACAACCACCATCTAACCATGATTATCCTTATGCAGGATTGCAGAAGATTCTACATGGTGTGAGATACGGTGAGTTGGTGACTATTACGGCTGGTTCCGGTATAGGGAAGTCGTCCTTTTGTCGAGAGCTTGCTACTCACTTCCTTAAAGCAGGAGAACGGGTAGGATATATTGCTCTGGAAGAGTCAAACCGACGCACAGCTCTCGGATTGATGTCATCAGCTATCGGCAAGCCACTACACATCGGAGAACATGAACACGAAGAGCTTGTGGAAGCGTTCGATGCTACGATGGCTAATTGGAACCTCCATTTGTATGACGGTTTCGGCTCCTATGATCCTGATGTTATCTATAATCGGATTGAGTACCTGGCATCAGGTCTCGACACTAAAATCATTTTCTTGGATCACCTCTCCATCCTCCTTAGCGGACTCGATGGGGATGAGCGGAGAATGATCGACACTACCATGACCAAGCTACGGTCATTGGTTGAACGAACTGGCATTGCCATGTTCCTTGTTTCACATTTACGGAGAACTTCATCTGATGTCAACCATGAAGAGGGAGCTAGAGTTACGCTCGGACAGCTCAGAGGATCCGCTTCTATTGCTCAACTCAGCGATGCGTGCATTGCACTGGAACGAGATCAACAGGACGGATCTAAACGAGGCACTACGACTGTGCGAGTCCTTAAAAATCGTTATTCTGGCGAAACTGGCGTCGCCTGTGAACTGAACTACGACCTTGACACTTGTAAATTCCATGAAACAGAATCCACCGAAGAATTCGACCCAACAACCGATTTCTAAACCCAACCCTCCTACTGAGGAGATGATCAAGAAAGCGCAGTTCGTTGACAAGACGTACCGCTGGAATGGTCGATGAATCTAATCTTTGATATTGAGACAGACGGGTTACTTTACAATGTTACTACCATCCACTGCCTTGCTATCCACGATCTCGAAACTAAGCAAACGATTGCATACAACGATACAGGCAATCAAGAGCCGATTTCAAGAGGCTTGCAAAGACTACAGGACGCGGACAGCATTATTGGTCACAACATTATTGGCTACGACCTGCCTGTTATTCGCAAACTCTATAGTTGGTTTGATAGCCCTGCTCTTGTGGTGGATACTCTACTCCTCAGTAGACTCTACCATGCAGACATGATGAACCTCGATAAAAAGCATCTCTGGGAAGGGATGCCACTTAAACTATATGGAAAACACTCACTAGAATCTTACGGGTATCGTCTGAATGAACGCAAAGGTGACTACGGTTCCACTTCTGATTGGAAAGAATGGAGCCAAGAAATGGAAGACTATTGCGTACAAGACGTTCACGTTACCACCAAACTATGGCACCACTTCCAACCTTACCTGAATGGGTCACGCTAGAACATGACGTACAACGAATCCTTACAGAACAAGAGCTCCATGGATGGTCGTTTGATGAGAACTCTGCATGGAAACTTGCATCGACTCTCGCCGGAGAGCTACGAGAAACTGAAGCGTTACTACGCAGGCGACACCCTTTCGTTAGAGGATCAGAATTCACTCCTAAACGAGATAACCGCCGCCAAGGATATGTCAAGGGTGCATCCTTTACTCGACTGAAAGAACTAAATTGCTCATCTCGCGATCATATATCATGGATCCTGCAAACATTTCATGGCTGGAAGCCGAAGCAGACGACACCTACTGGGAAGCCTATCATCGACGAAGTGATTCTGAAGGAGATTGGGACGGAAGTAGCGACGATGTTCCTCCGGATCTTGACGATAACGAAGATGCTTGGAATGATCAGCGAAGGCGAGAACGCCTGGCTGAAATTGAATACGACTGCTAATAGAATTCATCATCATTGTTCCGTTGCTACTAACACACACAGATGCGCACACCGACACCCAAACCTAGCACAAGTCCCTTCTGATGAACGATTTAGACAACTTTTCATACCATCTGAAGGTCTGGTTTTATGCGGCGCTGATCTTAGTGGCATCGAGCTTCGCATGTTATCTCACTATCTTGCGAGATTCGACGGCGGACGATATGCTGAAATCCTCCTCAATGGAGACATCCATCAAGTTAATGCTGACAAAATAGGCATTAGCCGTAAACAAGTAAAGACCGTAACCTATGCCTTCCTGTACGGTGCAGGTGACGAAAAAATTGGTCATTCATACGATGCACAACTTTCGGCATCCGCCGCTAAGCGAAAGGGCAAAGAAATCCGTAGCGCATACGTTTCTGCGGTTGACGGATTGGGTGATCTCCTTACCGCTGTGGCTAAAGCTGCAGAGAGAGGGTTCATCAAATCTATCGACAACCGAAAAATTAAAGTTGATTCGCCTCACAAAGCGTTGAACTATTTGCTCCAGTCAGGAGCCGGTGTAATCGCGAAGAGATGGATGTGTATCAACCAAGATCACATGAAAGAACTACAGCTCTGTGCCTCACAACTAGCATTCGTACATGATGAATTGCAATTTGAAGTAGACCCATCACATGCACAAGACTTATGTTCATCCCTGGTACTTGCAGCTTGCGAAGCTGGAGAGTACTACAACATGCGCGTCAGGATTGACGCCGAAGCAACAACTGGAAAAAACTGGAGTGAAACCCACTAATGCTCTACAGCAAAAAATCAAAGACTGAAATTAAGTCAACCAAAAAGAAGACAACACAAGGCAACAGCTCCCTTAGTAAGCCTCGCCACAATAAGAAGATTAAGAGAGGGCAAGGATGAAGCTGCTGATTGACGCCGATTACATCGTCTACAAATCCTGCGCTGCTGCAGAAACTGAAATTGATTTTGGGGAGGATCTAATCGTTGTCACAAGCAACTTCTCTGATGTCATGAAGAACATCAAACGAGAGCTGGATAAGATCAAGAAAGAGTTCTTCGATTCTACCCTTATCCTGTTCTTTAGCCACCATCAAAATTTCAGAAAAAAATTATACCCGGATTACAAAGGTCACAGAAACCGTAAGAAACCTTGTGGTTACAAACGTGCTATCAACGCATTAGGTTTGGAGTATGAGGTGATTGTCATGGAAGAACTTGAGGCTGATGACGCACTAGGCATCTACGCCACGGCTAACCCAGGCAACGTCATCGTGTCTCCTGATAAAGATATGCGTCAGATCCCTGGTAAACTCTATGATCTCAAAGACGTTACGACTATTGACCCGCATGACGGGCGTAAATGGCACTTTATTCAAACACTTGCAGGCGACCAAACTGATGGCTACGCTGGAGTGCCTGGATACGGTGTTAAAACCGCTACCAAACTCTTTGAAGAAAAAGGATACTACTGGGAAACAGTAGTTGATGCTTTCAAATCCAAAGGAATGACCCACGACGACGCTTTACTCAATGCTAGACTTGCCAAAATCCTCCAAGCATCTGATTATGACTTCATCAACAAACGATTCATCGCATGGTGTCCCGCCGCCTCCGATTACGACCCTAACAATGGAGCAGGAGTTCCAACTAAAGAAGATCGAAGGCTTATTGGAGAAGGCATCTAGAGAAGACATCATCACGGTGTTCATGGCACTACAAGAACAGGTTTATGTCTTATCCAATAACGTTGCAAACCTAATTAAAAAATGGTAGACTCACCCGACCACTACGGCAACAACTGGGAGGTAGGAGACTTTATCCGCCGCCAGAAACTAAGCTTCCACCTTGGAAATGCTATTAAATATATTTGCAGAGCCGATTACAAAGGTTCTCGCACGCAAGACTTACAAAAGGCTATCCACTATCTTGAAAATGAACTCGACTACGCAGCACTGCAGGACGATGAGCCTGTCCGACCAAGCCATACAGTTCCGTACAGCCTATGGGATTCAGAATGGGAATACGAACCGGACTATGCAACTGGATTTGATCGCTGAAGAGTTCAAAGAATTCAAGGAAGCGGCAGCCAGTGAACCATATGAAAATGAATTGAAAGAGTTAGCAGACCTGGTATATGTTTGCTTTCAGTATGCAGAGAATATGGAATGGGATCTAGAAGAAGCACTTGATCGTGTCCATAAATCTAACATGTCTAAGCTCGGCTTGGACGGTAAACCTATCCGCCGTGTTGACGGCAAGGTCCTGAAGGGACCAAACTACCAACCACCTATTTTGAACGACTTGATCAATGCCTGAACTAATCTCTAGAACTGGACGTGTACAATCATGGCTCGATGACCCTGATGGACGTCTCCCCGTGTCGTGCACGGTATTTGTTGTCGATGACACAATGGAAGGACCCGAAGGCATTGAAGCCTCCTGGCGCTTCGCCTCACATGCCCTCCGAAATGGAGCAGGCTGTGCAATCCACCTCTCCCGACTTCGCCCGAAAGGACATGATAATGGCAAAGGGCTACTTGCCTCTGGTCCTGTCTCGTTCGGGAAAATCTATTCTACTCTGAATGAAATTCTCCGTCGTGGTGGTAAGTATAAGAATGGTGCAATTGTTTTGCATCTGGACGCTAGCCACCCAGATATTGATGAGTTTATCACTACTCCCCGAGAACAACTCCCCTGGGTCAAACGATGCGTCAATATCACAGACGACTGGTGGGAAGACATGGACGTCATCACCCGACAAAAACTAATCAAAGGACTTAAGGCTGGTGATATCTGGCTGAATAAAGTTAAGTATGAAGGAACCAAACGAATCCGTGGAAACGTATGTCTTGAAGTGTACCTGCCCTCCCGAGGAACGTGTCTACTTCAACACGTTAATCTTGGAGCCTGTGAGTTCGAGGACATCCCTCGTGCTTTCACTCAGGGGATGTCGCAACTTTGTGAACTCCATTCTCGAACAGGTGTTGGAGAGACTGGAGAATACCTCGGTGCTGCCGAAGATCGACAAGTTGGACTTGGCGTGTTGGGTCTCGCAAACCTCTTGCGGCGATATGGAGTCACTTACGAGCAATTCGGAAGAGCTCTCGATCAATATAACGCAGGAGAAACTAAGGCAACTGCTGCCTTTGAACTCGTCCGACAGCTGAAGGCAGGTATTGATGCATCAGCAATTATTGCTCGTGATAACAATATGGTGCGTGCGTTTGCTATTGCACCGACTGCATCGTGCAGCTACCGATCTAAGGATCTCGATGGCTTCACATGTACTCCTGAACTAGCCCCGCCGATTGCCCGCACAGTTGACCGTGACAGTGGCACGTTCGGTGTCCAAACCTATGAGTATGGTGATGTAGAGATCGCCAGCGAAGTAGGCTGGGAAAACTACAAGCGAGTCGCTGATGGTATGATGCGACTTTATAATAAGACTGGACTTCTTCACGGTTATTCATTTAATTGGTGGTCAGACTTGGCTGTCATGGATGACACGTTTATTGAAGAGTGGCTCGAATCGCCCCAGACTAGCCTCTACTACTCCCTCCAAGTAATGGGAGATGTGCAGGATAAATCTGATGCGTACGCTGCTCTTGATGAAGCTGACGTTGAGGATTATCTTGCTGGTCTTCTTAAAGACACAAAAGAACCTCAATGTGATTGTGCAGAATGAACCCTTACGAAAAACTGATGGCGCGGAAGCGCAAATGGACACCAGTGAAACCTGTTGCTGGTATTTGCAAGGAAGGCGCGGAGGAGACTATCCACCGTGCTCTTGCATTGAGACATATGGAACTGCCTGTGGGCGATTTTATTACTGATGCACTTACCACCGATATTCCTGTTACGTCGCGGGAGCTGCTCCTATCTAATGTACGGGACGAAGAGAACCACGACTTGGCTCTCGGTTACATTGCCGATGCTTACGGCGTTGATGAAAAAGCTGAGAGGGAAGCGTTGGCGCTACAGAAGGCGTGGATTGACCATCCTGATCATACTGTCCTCAAGGCGATGGTTGCCGAGCGTGCGATTTTCTTCGTTCTATTGCCGTTCTTTAGAGTTAACGGTGACGCTGCAATGCGTACAACCTCAGCGGATATAAGCAGAGATGAACAAATCCACGTTGCAACCAATAGCCTGGTTTGTCGGGAGCTGGGGCTTGATATCTCTCCTAGTCTTGATAAACTCCGCAAGGCAACTATCAACTGGGTAATGCAGCCTCTTACTGCTAATAACCCCGATAAGTTTTTGAACAAAAAATTTTGGCTGGATTCTAGTGATCGGCTGATGTATGAAGGTAAAGCACCTGAGCTTTCCGACACCAGGTCTGCTAGGATGCCAGCATTCTTCGAGCATTCTAATGTCAACCTCCCCCAATATGCTTAATCTACTTGAGGCAAAGGGGATAGAGTTTAACACTATCCTCTCTCAACTAGATGAAACTTTTCCGCCCGTAAATCCTCTACCAACCGACGATCACTCCTTAATTATGTATCGAGCTGGTCAACGTTCAGTAGTGGAATGGATAACCACACAAATGGAAAACTAAAATGTGTTTAGGATCAACCGATACAAAGGTAAAGATGCCGGAACCTAAGGAACAACCGGATCCAATTCCCGCTCCTCTACCTCCAAAAGAAATCCCCGCACCAAAACCTCTTACTGACCCTGGTGATTCAGTGGACATTAGGATTGGTTCAGCTGCTAAGGAGTCTACATCACGCAGAGATAGGGACCAGGATACTGAAGGTTCAGCCGAATCCCTAACTATTAGTAGTAACCAGGGGCTAAACCTATGAACGGTACTGCTAGACAACGTTATAATGAGCTGCAGCCAGACCGTGCTCAGTTCCTGGACATAGCTAACGAATGTGCAGAGCTTACTCTTCCTTATCTTATGAAGAATGAGGGGGATACAGACACTCACAAATCGCTGAAAACACCGTGGCAATCAGTCGGAGCTAAGGCAGTTGTAACATTAGCTTCTAAGTTAATGCTTGCTATCCTTCCTCCACAGACCACATTCTTCAAGTTGCAAGTCAGAGATGATAAGCTTGGAGAAGAGCTAGACCCTGTGATCAGAAGTGAGATTGACTTGTCTTTCTCCAAAATTGAACGGATGGTGATGGATTACATCAACTCATCGAATGATCGTGTTGTCATTCACCAAGCAATGAAACATCTTATTGTTGCTGGTAATAGCCTTATTTTTATGGGTAAGGATGGGTTGAAGAATTTCCCACTCAATCGATATGTTCTCGAACGCGATGGCAATGGCAATGTCCTTGAGATCGTGACCAAGGAACTTATCAATAGAAAACTTGTTGACCTTCCTGCATCAGCAGAACGCAAGCCTAACTCTCCCAGTGCCGGAGGTGGTTTGAACGGTCGCTCAGGTTCAGGCGCTGTGGATGACGACGTGGAAGTTTACACACACGTCAAATTGGACAAGAAAAATGGACGTTGGACCTGGTATCAGGAGTGTGAAGATTGCACACTTCCTAACAGCAGAAGTACAGCGCCTAAAAATGCTAGTCCATGGCTACCTCTCCGCTTCGTATCATTTGATGGTGAAGCCTATGGTCGTGGTAGGGTGGAGGAGTTCCTCGGTGATCTCAAGTCACTTGACGCTCTGTCACAAGCACTTATCGAAGGCAGCGCAGCAGCTGCTAAGGTAGTGTTCTTGGTCAGCCCTAGTAGCACAACCAAGCCTCAAACCCTTGCTCAAGCTGGCAACGGAGCTATCATTCAGGGACGACCTGATGATGTGCAAGTTGTACAGGTTGGTAAGACCGCTGACTTTAGGACTGCCTTTGAAATGGCAAACCAACTTGGTCAGCGTGTATCGGATGCATTCATGGTATTGAACATCCGACAGAGTGACCGAACCACTGCTGAAGAGGTCCGTCTCACTCAGATGGAAATCGAACAGCAACTTGGCGGAATGTTCAGCCTGTTGACTGACGAGTTCCTCAAACCATATTTGGATCGTACCTTGATGGTGCTGCAACGTAGCAACCAGCTGCCTAAGCTTCCTAAAGGTATTGTCCGTCCCGAGATCGTGGCTGGTGTTAATGCACTTGGTCGTGGTCAAGACAGGGAATCACTGATCCAATTCATCACAACTATTGCACAGACTATGGGTCCTGAGACCCTAGCTAAATACATCAACCCTGATGAGTACATCAAACGGTTGGCAGCATCTCAAGGTATTGACTACCTGAACCTCGTTAAGAGTGTCAGTGATATTCAGCAAGAGGCTGCACAACAGCAACAGATGATGCAACAACAGGAACTGCTGAAACAAGCTGGTCAGTTTGCTAGTGCACCAATGATGGATCCCACTAAAAACCCTAACGCCCAGGAGATAATGAATGGAATCACAGGAAACACCACAACCCAAGAGGCGCAGCCGGAAGAAACCGACGCAGGTTGAGCCAAAACTTACTACTGAGGAAAAAGTAGAAACACCGGAGCCTAATAAGTATGCTCCAAAACCCAAGGTTGGTACACCAACTATTGGTCGTTCAGCCAACTACGTAGAAAGAGTTGGTATTGGTAATCTAAAAGTAATCACCGCCCATGGCAACACTGACGTATGATCCCACCCCAGCTGACCAGCCTGAATTCAACGAAGCTGAGCAAGAAGCTCTCGCAGTTGGTGAACAGGCTGAAGCTGATCAGCAACAGATGCTGGCAGGTAAGTTCAAAGATGCAGAAGCTCTTGAACAAGCCTACATTGAACTTCAAAAGAAACTAGGAACAAACGAGTCTGATAATACCGAAGCTCAACAAGAGACGGAAGAATCAGAACCGGAAGAGAAGGTAGAAGAAGAGGGTAATCCTAACTTTGATCTTCTGAACAAAGCGTCAGAAGAGTTCTATTCTAATAACGGACAGGTTAGTCCTGAAACTTTGGAAGAGCTCGGTAAGCTAGATAGTAATGAGCTTATCTCTGCTTACATTTCACTACAAGGACAGCAACAAAAAGGTTCTGACTTGTCTAACGAACAAGCTACTCAGATCAAGAACTTGGCTGGTGGTGACGAAGGTTACACTCAGCTGACTGAATGGGCAGCTAACTCAATGGATGAATCATTTGTGAAAGCTTATGATGCTATTGTAGAAACGGGTAATGTTGAAATGATTACTCTGGCAGTTGCTGGACTGAAAGCAGAGTATGAAAAGGCTAATGGATTTGAAGGACAGATGTTGACAGGCAAAGCGGCACAAGTTAAAGCTGATGTATTCCGTAGTCAAGCTGAGGTTGTTGCAGCAATGCAAGACCCACGTTACGATCGTGACCCAGCTTACAGGCAAGATGTCTTTGCTAAACTAGAACGATCTAACCTTCAATATTGATGACCTACGTAATCGAAGATGGCGGGCGCGCTAACCTCTACGCAAAAGAACCACCTATGACTATTATGGAAGTAACTGAAACCCACAATGAAAAGGCTGAGAAGCTTAATGGTCGTCTTGCTATGCTTGGCGTCATGGCGGCTCTTGGTGCTTATGCAATCACTGGACAAATTATCCCTGGTATTTGGTAATGGCTTGCGGTAAAAAGAAAGGCGGTAAAGGCGGAGGCTACAAAAAGTAATGGCTAAGCCTGGTCTTTACGCTAACATCCACGCCAAGCGCAAGCGGATCGCCGCTGGTAGTGGAGAAAAGATGCGCAAAGCTGGCAGCAAGGGAGCACCTACTGCCGCACAATTTAAAAAAGCAGCTAAGACTGCTAAGAAAAAGTAACCCTCTATTCTTATTATCATGAAATCTATTATTGCTGCCGGTTTCCTCCTCGGCTGCGCTCAAGGCGCTATTGCTGGTCCCTACGCAAACGTGGAAGCCAATTCTGGCTACACTGGCTCTGACTATCAAGGTACTGTGACTGACGTTCACGTCGGTTACGAAGGTGCTAACTGGTATGTTCAGGGTGGTCCCGCTCTGATCCAAATGGATGGTGAAGATGGTGATGTTGAGCTGTCCGGTAAAGCAGGTGGTTCTTACGCTGTGTCGGAGGACCTGTCTGTTTATGGTGAAGTCTCATTCATTACTGGTGATGAGAATGGCTACGGCACTAAAGTCGGCGCCAAGTATAAGTTCTAATTAAATATGTGGTGGGTGGGACGGTAACTTACTTAATTGACTATGGCAACTTCTGTAATTTCTTCTCAACGTTCATCGTGGGAAGACTTCTGCGCGTGGGTAACGTCCACTAACAACCGTTTATACGTTGGCTGGTTTGGCATCTTGATGATTCCGTGCCTGCTCGCCGCTACCATTTGTTTTATTACGGCGTTCATTGCAGCGCCACCTG